GGTTCCTTTATTACGGAAACCCTTAGCAAAGAGGTTCCCGATACTGCTAGAGTACTGCTCGAATCAAACGTAAAGGACGAGGAGAGACATGACCTAGCTCTTGGCTATGTTGCTGATGTTCACGGACTAGATGCAAAAGCTGAGAAAGAGGCGAAGCTACTACGTGATGCGTGGATAGCCCACCCTGACCACACTATATTAAAAGCCTTGGTAGCAGAACGTGCTGTATTCTTTGTTATTTTACCTTTCAATCGCTTCTGTGGCGATGCTGCTCTTAGGACAGTATCGGC